TCCTATCTGAACCGTAACAGGAACAGAACTAGGAATTGCTTGTGGTGGTTCCATTAAGTAATCAGGAACTCGTGGAACACCCACAGATCGTATTCTAATTTCAGGGATTTCTGCCATCAATCATTCTTAAAAATACCAGCAAGTCCTTCAAAGAAATGATAGAACATCACATAAAGAAAAAATTTATTGTCACCCTTTTGTTTAGTCCTTCTTCTAGGTTTAGCTACTGTCATATCAATAAAATAACTAACTTATATATCAACTTTCATAGAATTCTCAGAAACCAGGCAGTCCTCCACCACCAGGAATAGCACCACCCGTTACTTCAGGCATCTCTGGCATAGCAGCATCTAACATTCCAGGAAGTGCTCCTGCGATTGCTTCTGTTGCAGCCTTTGTGATTCTTTCTTTAGCACTTTCAATCATTGCATCTTTGTTAAGATAGACATAAGCACCACCAGCAACAATGGCAGTAGATACAGTAAAAGACGCAAGTGCGAGTACATTAATTAGTTTTTGCATAACTGGTTACCTCAGTTGTAATTGGAAGTTCTTTTGATTCTAATGCTGTTGCTAATCCTATAAGTGTAATCGCAGCAGTGATAACAGCACCAGCACCGGCAATCCACCTTTCATTCTTACGAATTCTATTTGTCAAATCATCAATAGTCTTTTGCAGATCTTCTACCTTGTGAGTAAGAACTGCTATCTCTTTATCTTGTTTAGCATCAACTTCTGTTATCTTTGCTGATACTTCATTTAGAGTTGCCATCTTCTAGTTCTGCAAAAGCTATTTTCATAATAGTATATATGTAGTAACCAACTCCAGCAAGAAGTATTATCAAAGAGATGACAATACTCCAAGTTACATCATTAACATCATTCAGTGGTCTCAGCAATAAATTCATCACAGTCCTCCATCATCGTTGCCATTTCCGCACCTATTTCTCCACCTTTATCCTGACCAAACATTGCCAACCATCCTGCAGCAACCCATCCAATATATGGGATACCAGTAACAAATGATGCTGCGGATGATCCAATACTAGCACCGACTATTTTGCCTGTCGATTCTCCACCACCTGCCGCCCTTATACACTCTTCTCTTTTCGCACTCAACTTTCCCAGTGCACCTCCACCCGTGTTGCGGGCACCATCCATAGTATATTGCTCATAAGTAGTAATCTCAGATTTACCACCTATACCCAAAAAACCATTAGATTTTCTAATGTCTTTAGTGGTGGTCATGACCTTTGGATCATTACCTTTATATTCAATCGTGTAACCATCTTTACCTGCACGAATGACATAAGAACTATAATCATTCAAGGGCAGATCAATTTTGGGTATCTGAGTTCGATTCATCAGATGACCCAAAACTCCAACATGAGCAACACCAAACAATGTTCCCACTGTTAGTGCTGCCCACTTAAACCTAGATGGTCGGTCTGACTGGGGGTTCTCCATCATTTTGTCCTGCAATTTTGATTGGTGCTTGCTCAATCCTAATCGTTTGAGCAGGGGCAGTTTGGGTTGCTCTTTCAATTAACTTCTCCATATCAGCCTTGCTGACACCACCAGCAGGAGAACCACCATTTCCATTGCTCTTACTCTTGGCAGTCTGGACGCCGAACGTCGCTAAAACGCCTGTAAAAACGGAGGCAATAAAAGTTGGATCGATCTTCCCTTGTGGAAAACTGGGGATGGTTACATAATTCAAAGTCAAAATACCACCAGACCAAATAAGAATACCCAGTCTTACAAAAGTGGAAACGATAGCAAGTTGTTCTTCAGAGTCTTCTGCTTTTTCCTTTAGTTTTCCGAAGGGACCTTTCTTTTTAGGTTCTTCCTTCTTCACCTCAGGAGTTTTGACTTCTTCTGGCATGTGTAGCAGGCATGGCTCTGCTATTTATGGTTGAAGTAAATCTACAGTAATGTTTGTGTGTTCTAGTTGATTAAATTTTTGACAGAGAACAGAACTAGATTCGTGTTCCCATTTGTGATAAGTTGTCTTTAGTTTTTGAGTGTAATCAGGACTGTCGCACATTTGCATTTCCTTTGCGACGATGGTCTTGATCAACACATCTCTTGTTAAGTTTGTCATACTTGAAAAAGATTATCCAACAAAGAGTTCACCATTATAACACAAGGAGCTTTCACTGAACTCTTTTTGGGTGTTTTTCCGTGTAGGATGATATTATTTAGTAAGATATCCATTCTCAATCAACCATTCACGAGTCATGGGTGTGGGATCATAATCAGTCCACATAGTTCCAGCAGCACAAGATTCAAGTGCTTTAGCAGTCATTCCTTCAGTGTGTCCTGCCCAATATGCTTCCTTTTCCCAGGGAATTGCATGTGGTTGTGACTTATAAGTATCTTTCGCAATTGCTTGCCAAATCTTAGGAACATCTTCCTCATTCTTAATAATAGCAATAAAGTTATTATTGATAGTTCCTGCCATACAGTCCTGTGCCGCGTGCCATCCTTCATGTCGCATAACTGACATCACCACACCAGGACGACGCATATGAGCAACATTCAGAAAGAAATTATTACTCACAGTATGATAGACACCTCGATGACCAACAGGAAAGTATCGTGAGTCTGCTAGAAAAACCCTAGCTCCGACCGCATTAAGTGATCGGACGAGAGAGTCAAACTCATCAGCAACAATACTATAATCAACGTCAGCCAGGTAACTATCCTTGTTGAGGTCTGTGACTGTTTTGAGTTCTTTGACATGATCGGTGCATTCTTGAAGTAACATGCACCCCTGAGCATGAGGAGTGAAGTACTCGTTATCTTTAATAGGATCTGCCAATACTGGAGCAGAGATGAATGCTGCTGCCAATGCCATCATAAGTTTTTTCATGCGTAATATGCCTCATAATATTTTACAAGTCCACTAGTATTTACATTACCTTGAGATACCCAATCATGAATACATTCGTAAATACTTTGATTTGAATATCTTGGACTTCCATCAGAGCAAATTTCAGAACCAAACCTCTTAAGTAGAATATTCAGTCCTTGTGTACGAACATCCATCCTTTCATCACTGTAACGCCAATCTTGATTCATTTGTAAAGTCCCCAACCATTACCAGAATTCCAACCACCTGGACCCTCATGAAAGTTTTCAGATCCACCAGGAGGATTTAAATCTAAAGTTGTATTATGATTCTTGGTTGCGATTTCGTACATTTTCTGATGAATGTCATTAGGTTCAACAGAAAAATTTTTTTCAAACTCTTGACGTTTAATTTCTGTCTCCATTTCCATATAGTCTTTTTGTTTTTCAGTATATTCTGGAGCAGGACCAAACCAATCATCTTCTTTTAGATAAACAGGTGCAGGAACTCCAGTATATACTGGTTCTTCATCCATCTCTTTACAATCAATTATTTCATCATCAATTGCACATTCAATCTTATCTTCTGCAATTTCACTTTCCGGAATAAAAATGTTTTTAATTGTTTCGATTATTTTATTCATTGCCAGTGATAGTGGTAAAAGTTTCCTTTGGGATGACACATCGGATCTTCTGCAGAAATCCGATACTTCAACATAGATTGTCCTTTAAAGTCAGTTCTGCCATTGAGAACTGTAGACCATAATAGTATATTTTGTTTTCCTTGAGGAGAGTTTAATCTGTCCACAAGTTTTGAATTTACATGAATCCATTTATGAGTATATATACCCTCATATTGTCCTGGAGCATATACAACTTCAGACACTGTGTTCGGAAATTTATTAGACAATACTCTGTTTAGTACAGAAGCAGCAACACAGTATTCATCGGCAGTATTTTTTGCTGCTTCTACTTGAACAACTTTTGCAAGATAGTGATAATCAATTGGTGTTAATGTTAGAAGCAACTCAAGCATCAATCTTCTCCAAGATATTCTAGTGAATAAACTTCATGATCTTCTACTTCTGGATCCAACCATTCTTCAAACTCCATTCGAAGAGCATGAGCATTTTCAACAGATTCTAACACATCATCGGATTTCATATCACAAAGAGTGTGCAGTCTATCGATTGCCCAATCATGTGTCTTTGAGAGTGTTTCTTCCAAAGTTACCATAGTCTTTTCGCATGTAGCGTCCGAGAATGTTGCTATTATAGTACGCGGGCGTACCGTTGTCAAGTGCCTCAGATAAGACATTATTCAAGAATAATTGTTTTGTTTCTTCGAAATTACAAGTTCCTTTTGTTTTATGTAAAGAAAGAATCTCTCTCTTAAAGAAAACTCTATTAGAAATCTTTTTGATATCTTCTTTTAATTCTGGGCAAGATCCGTAATATCGTTTCCAATCACTCTCTTGTTTTTGTTTTCGTTTCTTTCCTGGTGGGGTTCGAAAAGACCAAAAATACTTTCTTCCAATGTATGATCGACCGTTGAGGAGATTGGTAATTTTATAAACAAAACCAAAGTTGTCCCCAATAGAATCACTATCAAAAGGTTGTTCCAGGTATAACCAAGGATTCTCATAGCTCATCTTATAGATCTCAATGAGCTATT